CCTACCCCTGAACCTTCACCGACTCCGACATTGGCTGAGACTCAAACTGTGGTGGTGGAACCAAGCGCAACTCCAGAGCCATCACCTGCTTCTCCAAGTCCTTCGCCTTCTGCGTCGCCTGAACCAAGTCCCTCTCCGACTGTTGATTCTCCGACTGTAGTTGTTGATACTGCGACAGCCAATGTTGAGACAGCAACATCCACGAACGAATCGACGACTGTTGTTGTCGATACTTCAACTGCTGTGTTATCAACAGAAACAACAACGGCAAATACCCAGCCAACAGAATCAAATCCAACACCTGTAACTCCTTCTATTCCTGAGACTCCACCTGCCGTGGAACCTACTCCTGCTCCAGTATCAAACCCAACACCGCAACCTGAGCCAACTCCGAGACCAACTCCTGAGCCGACACCTTCGCCAGTTGTAAGTCCTGAACCAACTCCTGTGGTAGTTGTAGACCCTGTTCCAGACCCTGAGCCAACTCCTCCTGAAGTTGTTGAGCCAGTCGTTGAGCCAGAGCCAGAGTCTGTTCCAGAGCCCGAGCCCGTACAGGAACCAGAGACTCCTGAGGAGCCTTCTGCTCCTGTTGAGGAACAACCTCTTGAGAGTGAACCAGTCGTAGATGACGTCGTTCCATCAGAGCCACTTCCTGAGGAAGAGCCACCAGCGGAAACGCCAGTAATACTTGTGCCATCTGTGCCTGAGGTTTTTCAAGAGACACCTCCAGTAATCTTAACTAATGAAACCAATCTTAGCGCATTAGCACCAGATACACCTGTTGAACTCCCTAATGGGGTCGTAGTGACCGCAGAGGTAGCCATAGCAGTAGAACTTCTACAAGACCCTGCTGAACTATTAGCAACGGTCTTTACAGACCCTGCAGCAGCCCTTGCAGCCCTTGGAAACGTAGGTGCTGACCTACCTCCTGAGGTGCGCGAGAAAGCAGAGGACGTAATTGTCTCTGCTGTTATTGCTGGAAACATAGCCACCCAAGCAGCCGCATCTGCAGCGGCAGCCGCATCCTATAGGAGAAACCCGTGATTAAGAAGTTTTTTAACGCAATCTTAGACCAGACCTACACCCTCTTGGGTATGTTCGTAGCCTGGGTAGTTCTTGAAGGTTCTGCTAGAACCATTGTGACCTACGCCATTGGTATAGCAATTTTGATAGATGCAACTAGAAACGCTCTCAAGAAGGAAGAATAATGGACACACTTAAAAGTATCCTCATGCGAATCGTTGCAGTAATCGCTGCTGAGTCTCTCGGCGTGATTGGTGCAGGTTCCTTGGTAGGTATCGAAGTATGGCAGGCAGCAGTCTTAGCAGGCGCTTTAGGCGCTGCAAGAGTACTAGAAGCCCTAGCCCGCTTCTATCTAGCGGATGGACAACTTACATCAGAAGAAATCAACGAAGCCTTTGCTAAGGTGGACAAGAAGGCGAGTAACTAATGGGTCAGCGTAATGACTTTATCAAAGTAGCCCGTGCAGAAATCGGCGTTATTGAAGGACCAAAGGACAATGAAACCAAGTATGGAGCATTTACAAAAGCCAACTTCCTGCCATGGTGCGGGTCATTCGTCATGTGGTGCGCCAATGAAGTTGGGCTCAAGATTCCAAACTGCGTCAGCACCCTCACAGGGGCTACAGCATTTATCAAGAAAGGTCAGTGGGAAAAAGCAGATGAAGCAACTCCTCTCCCTGGCGACATTGTTTTCTTTGATTTTCCCAACGATGGTATTGACCGCATTAGTCACGTTGGAATCGTGGTTAGAGACAACGGAGACGGAACTGTAACCTGCATCGAAGGCAACACTAGCCCAGATAAGAAGGGCGACCAGCGTAACGGAGGCGAAGTCTGCCTCAAGAAGCGCGCTTACAAGAAGAAGAACGGCTCTGCTTTAAAGAAGTCCCTGCCAGTCTATGTGGTAGGATTCGGTAAGCCTGTCTTTAAGTCCTAAAGACGGATTAAGGAGAAACCATGGATATCAAGACCCTTAAGCAAGTTGCTTTAACCTATGCTCGCGCAGCAGGTGCTGCGGTAGTTGCTATGTATCTAGCAGGAGAGACTGACCCTAAGAAGTTGGGTTATGCCTTCCTTGCAGGATTCGTAGGACCTGTCGCTAAGTACTTTGACAAGTCAGCAAAGGATTTCGGTTTAACTAAGTAGGCTCTGCCTACCAGAACCCCCTGTTTTAGTAGAAATACTAAGATGGGGGGTTTTTTCTGTTTATCCGCCTGTAGAGTAGAATCCTTTAGCATTGAACTTGACAGGTGCGGCATTGTAGATACGGCGTAGTAGACCACCACAGGTCTCACAGGAGTACTCACCCTCAGGCTCTGTCATAGAGCGGGTCACAACTACAATCTCGTTATCGTTTGGGCATTCGTATTCGTAGGTAGCCATTACCCCAACTCCTTCTCAATAGACTGAATAGTTTCGCAAGGGTATACATCACCAACTACGCCAAGTTGGCAGTGTTGGCAGACTGGCTTGTACTCATCAGGTCCATCCTCAAATTGAAATGGCTTATGCAATTCCACTACTGCACGAAGGGCTTGTACTGCTTTTGCTCCGTGTTGTAATTCAGTAACGTCGGCAGAAAGTATCCATATCTTTGCCAGCAATTCATCGTGGGTCATAATTCCACCCCTATATACCAAAAACCTAGGTCAATACTAATGAAATATTTGTTAATGCTGACTCCTAAGGCAAAGCCACTATGACGACCCGCCGAGAACCACTTGTTTTTTAAGATGCGCTTTTCCATGTCCGTAGTGTAGCATAGGAGTGCGGGAGACCGTGGGGCGGAAACTTCAAATGAAGGGTGACGGCAACGTCTGAATCCGACCTCCCTGAACCACCATAATTTTTATGGGGGGAGGGGGGGCGTTTCTTAAAATCTGGGTTCAGGCAGGGTTTTAAGAAACCCGTACCGCAGGGTTGTGGTATTGTCGCCTTATGGCAAAATTTATAGATTCAAACGAACACTACAACATCCTCGATGAAATGCATTTCTGTTGCGATGAAACACAGTTCAGGTATTTCTGTAAGAAATGTGACGGGTTTGCGGGTTGCTACTTCTGCGAATTCGACTACACCGAACCGCATAATTGTGATACACTAATACCATGAGCGAATTACCACAGCATATTTCCTATTCCAGTTTTAGCACTTGGCAAGAGTGTGGCTGGAAGTATTATCTCACCAAGATTGAGGGACATCAAGAACCTCATGCCGTATGGTTCACTGGCGGTACTGCCGTCCATAAAGCCACAGAAGTTTATGACCTTCTTGAAGAAGAAATGGATGCTGAAAGCATCTGGAACAAGGTCTGGTATGACCAAGTAGCCGAAGATGAAGCACTGCATGGAGACATGCAACACTGGCAATTCACCAAGCGCGAAGACATGTCGTGGTGGTATGGTGAAGGTCTATGGATGCTTGATAGATGGATTGAGTTCCGCAAGAACTGGTCAGTCTATGAAGACTTCGTTGAGAAGCAGTACGAGATTGAAATTGAAGATACAGTGGTCAAGATGGCAATTGACCGAGTTATGGTAGATTTCGAGGGGAATCGGGTACTCCTCGATATCAAAACAGGTGCGTCATCCCAGAGGCATCCTTTGCAACTAGCAGTCTATGCGTGGGCTCTAGCAAAGCAGGGGATTTCCGTTACCAGAGCGGGCTTCTGGGATGCGCGTACTGGTCACATCTCACTGTGGAACCTTGATAATCTTCACCCTGAACGCGTAGAAGATATCCTGAATACTTTTGATAAGGCTAGGAAAGAAACAATCTTCCTGCCTAACTTGTCTAACTGTGGGCGTTGTGGTGTATCCTCTGCCTGCAAGTATGTCAATGGACACGTTGCTAACTAGCATCGTCCCAATACTACGAAGCATCGACGATATGGTGGATGCATGGGACAATATAGGGTTCAAAACTGAACAGAAAAAGGAGAAATACCAATGACTGGTAACTTCCAAGTCAGTAGCAAGTTGCCTGACGGAAGAATCTTCGTGGTCGCATCAGAGACCTACGCTGGATTCTGCGAGGCACTTGAGAGCGTTGTAGGGATACAAGAATCCCAAGACGTTCTAGCCGAAATGGGTAAGTCAATTGCTGGCGCACCCAACAATCTATCTCAGGCAACTGAGAACATCCGTGCTGCGTTTCCTAACGCAGTAGTCGACCACACTGCACATCCAACACAAACTGCTTCGACAGTTGCTCCATCGGGCAAGAGTTGTAAGCATGGTGTAATGTCACAACGTACAGGGTCAGGAGCCAAGGGTCCGTGGAAGGCATACATGTGTCCTTCACCTAAGGGAACTCCAGACCAGTGCGAACCAGTATGGATTCGCCGTAACGACCCAGATTGGAATGCTTTCTAAGAATGAGAACACTTGCCCGTGCCGTAGGTTCTAAGGATATTGGTGGCGAACCGCTACCTACAGTCTTTCGTACTTTTGATATCAACAAGATTATATTTCGCCGTGCCGAGATATCGATGATTGCTGGTACTCCTGGCGCGGGTAAGTCTTCCGTTGCGTTAGCATTAGCGCTGAGAGCAAAGGTTCCAACACTGTATGTCAGTGCTGATACCAATGCTCATACTATGGCCATGCGCCTGCTGTCTATGATTACTGGAAAGACTCAAACTGAGGCAGAACTAATGCTTGAGAATGATGTTGCTGGTAGTCGTAAGACCATTAACGAGAACTCGGGGCATATCTTTTGGTCATTCGAGTCAAGCCCAACGCTTGATGACCTTGACCAAGAGGTATCTGCCTTCGAGGAGTTGTGGGGCTGTTCGCCGACTCTCATTGTTATCGATAACCTAATGGATATTGCTAATGATGGCGGAGAAGAGTTTGCGAACATGCGCTCAACTCTGAAAGAACTCAAGTACCTCGCAAGAGATACTAACGCTGCTGTTGTAGTACTTCATCATACGAAGGAGTCCTACACAGGTACACCGTGTCAACCACGCTCTGCACTACAGGGCATGGTTGCACAGTTGCCTGCTTTAATCTGTACTGTAGGCTCTGATGCTCCAGGATTTATTGCTGTAGCACCAGTGAAGAATCGGTATGGAAAGGCAGACCCATCAGGCGATACCGCCTATTGGTTGAACTTTAACCCTGAATATATGGATGTCTCTGACATCGCTGAGAGGTTAAAATGAGTACATTTGACCCAATTATTCCAGAACCTGATTGGGGTCTACCTACTGTAGGTATAGACCCTGATGAGTGGGTCGATGATGACTAAACATATAACAGAACTAAAACCAGATTATACAAGGGCGATGGACATACGTGGTGAACCTACCACTGTGTGCATCTGTGGGAGTTTCATATGGAACCTGAAAGTATCATTCGACGAGTATGGTACTATCAGTATGTATTTTCTAGATATGGAGTGTGCTGACTGTGGAACGCAGGCAACCGCGCCAATTGAGGAGTAATAATGAAACTGACAACATACGCTTGGATTATGGCTGCTGTAGTCTTTGTGGGTACCTTGCCTCACGCTGTGGGTGCGATGTTCCATCAACAAATGGAGACTATCAAAGCGACAGCATCATGCAAAGATATAAGTCACAAGTCTCTTTCAGAAATGAAAAGACTGGCTAAAAGAATCGGCAGACAAGAAGTAATGGCTCGCTACAACAGTGTGCATGAGTGGAAATCTCTGTTCACTTTGTGGGATAGGGAATCTCGGTGGGATTACACCGCTGATAACCCTCGGTCTACTGCCTTCGGAATCCCTCAACTATTGAAGATGGA